CAGATTTCGGTGAAGCTGAAGCCATGACTGATGGTGATGGAGCAAACAATAATGTGCGAGGTTTGTTTATGGGTGGTGATAAAAATAATATAAATATGATAACTATAGCTAGCGTTGGCGATGCTGCTGATTTCGGCGATCTATCTGCTGTTAGATCCAGCCACGGGGCTTTATCTCAGGGAAATGGAGGGCATCAATAATGCCAAGTTATTCGGGAGTATGGAGTCTTGTTGCTCAAATGCAATCATTAAAATCTGGAACATGGCCACCTTCTCTGTCAGGCGATTTGGGAATCCTTTATGGCCATCATACTGGTACATCAGCTGCAAGAAGAGGAACCCAATATATATCAATTTCAAGCACAGGTAATGCTACTGACTATGTTGATTTAACTGATGGTTATACATCCCGGCCTATGGGTTGGGGAACTGCAACAAGAGGAGGAATTGCGGGCGGCGTAAAAGGCAATGATGACAGTTCAGCAAAGACAGACAGAATTGAATATCATGTAATGGCTAGCAGTAGTCATCTTACACATTTTGGTGATCTATCAGTTGCAAAATCAAATGGATCTGGTTTAAGTAATGGTACGAGGGCCGTATATTCTGGTGGTCATACACCAACTGCTCTTAATGTAATGGAATATATCACAGTGGCCAGCGTTGGTGATGTAACTGATTTCGGCGATCTATCAACAGTTTCTCATCTAGGTAGTTCTGCTTCTGGTACAACCAGAGGTATGATTCATATTGGTAATAGTTCGCCAGGCCAGTCTTCTACCCTTACGATGGAATATATTACAGTGGGTAGCACTGGCAATACAACAGATTTCGGCGATTCTACAGATACTTGCAATTCTGGCTTTCAATTTAATTCATCTGTTAGAATGGTTCATGGAGTTGGAGAATATAGCGGCACCAATAATATTTTAGAATATTATACAATAACTAGCACTGGCAATGCTACAGATTTCGGCGATCTAACATCTGTTATCTCACAAGCAATCGGTACTGGAAACGCAACTAGAGGTGTAAGATTTGGTGGCACGGCGCCTGGCCTTGTTAATGTCATGGATTACATAACCTTTGGCAGCGCTGGCAATGCTACAGATTTCGGCGATCTGCTTGCTGCGACATATGATAATGCAGCTGCATCAGATTGTCATGGTGGACTTCCATAAATACTACTATATACTATTACAATATTTAACATTGATTTGGAGAAAACATAAATGTCTAAAGATTTAATGATTACAGAACTTGAGAAGAATTTTTTAACAGTTTCAGCAGATAAGCCAGAATATAAAGTGATGGCGACTAATATTAAAGAAAAGATGCCAGCAGTTCAAAAAGCATCTTCAAATTTTTATAAGTCACACTCTCAGTTTATGAATGTTATGCTTGATGTTACTGCAATTACACCAATTCGTTCTATTAAACATTCTCTTGCTGAAGTAGAAAAAACAAGGGGAGCTTTACAGGAGGCATATTTTAGTGTTGAAAAAAATAAAATTGAAATAAAAATAAAAGCGCGAGAGTTAGATAATTGTGAAGATGAACTTGATGCTGAATTATTGCAATTGGAATTAAATGAAAAACAAGCTGGTTTAGTTACATCAGAAAATCATATGCAAGCAGCATTAAGAAAGATGAATTTTTTTGTTAATCAATATGAAAGTATTATGGAAAAATTGGGAAAGTCGGAAATAACTGAAGAAGAATATGAACAAGAAGAGTGTAGATATCATATTATGACCTGTATGAAACAAGGTTTAAATGCTGCACGTTCTCATGGTGGAATAATTGATGAGGGTAATCTTATATACCTTTTTGATTTAGGCGTAAATGCTGCTCAAGCACAAGCAGAGATTTTTGCATATTTACAGATGGAAAATGAAATGATTGAGGAAGGTAAAGCACCTACACATCAAATGACAATGAAATGGTTAGAAGCTTGTGCAGATAAGTGGGCAGATGATCCCAAAATATTTGCAGATTATAGAGGATTTAATATTATGGATAGACAGTCATTGACTAATGTTCCTCTTTTAGAAGAAGATAAAGAATAGGAAATAAAAAATGGCATACCAAGTCGTAAAATACAGATTAACCGCACAAGGTAAAATACCTTCATTTTTACATTTTGGTGCAAATAGTATGCATGGTTATTATGGTATGAAAGATTTGGGATTAAATAAAGACAGACAATATAATACTGGAAAAAGACAAATGGTTTATATAGGTATTGCGTCTGATGGAGCAACATTAACAGGAACAGATCAAGGTAATGCTGAGGTTATTCCAACAAAAGCTCTTTTCCAAAATTATCTTTATGATTTACATCATCAAATTGATTGTGGTTGGCAAGATCAAAAAGAGACAGAAATTTTATTAGAATCTGGTTTACTTGCACAATCTGTAGATAGAGGTTTGGGTTATGTAGAAGGTGATTATATAGGATTGGAACGTGATACCACTTGTATTGACTATGTTACTGCCGCAAATACTTTTTGGGACGCATTAGATGCTCTAAATGAATGATTAAATCCCTTAAATCATAAATAGGTGACAACGATTCTATGAACTAAAGGGAATAATATGGCAACACCATCAACTAAAGCTACACTAAAAACATATTGTCTACGAGCCTTGGGTTATGGAGTTATTGATATTAATGTCTCTGATGACCAAGTTGATGATCGTTTAGATGAAGCACTTCAATATTTCGCACAATATCACTATGATGGTATTGAAAGAATGTATCTGAAACATCTAATTACGACAGCTGATGTAACCAGAGCAAGATCAGATGAATCAACAACCGCAACAGATACGATTGACAGTAGTATAACTGCTACTTGGAAAGAGGGCAAGAACTGGATTCCTGTTCCTAACTCTGTTGTTTCTGTTGTAAAAGTATTTCCATTTACCGATACTGGTGGTGGAAGTAATATGTTTGATATTCGTTATCAATTACGATTGAATGACTTGTTTGATTTTTCATCAACTTCTGTTATTCAGTATGAATTGACAATGCAAAATATTGATTTACTAGAACATATATTAGTAGGTGAAACACCTATTCGTTTTAATCAACATCAAAATCGTCTTTATATTGATATGGATTGGGCGAATGATATAACAGCTGATGTTGATTATATCGTTATAGAATGTTATAGAAAACTTGATCCAACTTCATACACAGACATTTATGATGACATTTATCTAAAGAGATACGCAACTGCACTTATCAAAAGACAGTGGGGTGCAAATTTATCCAAGTTTGCAGGCGTAACCATGCTTGGTGGTGTTACGATGAATGGTGAAACTATATTTACACAAGCCCAAGAAGAATTAGAAAAATTAGAAGAGCAGATACAACTTGCATTTGAGTTGCCAATTAATTATATGATAGGTTAGTCGTATGGCTGTTAATTCATTTTTTCATACAAGTAATGTTGCATCAATCGCAACAGAGAAATCTTTATATTCAGATTTGATTGCAGAGGCAATACAGATTTACGGACATGATGTTTATTATCTTGACCGTACAATTGTTGCTGAAGATACTGTTCTTGGTGAAGATAATCTTTCCAAGTTTACAACACAGCATCCAATAGAAATGTATATTGAAGATTCTGAAGGTGGGTTTGCTGGTGATAAAGAATTGATGAGTCAATTTGGTTTACAAAATTTAAGTGAAGTTACTTTTATTGTAAATAAATTACGGTTTCAAGATTTAGATAGGCAGATGCAAATTGAGTCAGGTACGGACACAAGTTCTGGTGGTTCTATATTACTAGAGGCTGGAACAATTGATCAATCATCTTCTTCAACAACTTTGACAACTGTTAGTGGTGATAATAACTTCTATCTTATTCAAGACACAGCTGCAACTGATGCTGACAGACCACAAGAAGGTGATGTAGTTTATCATCCAATTCTTGATAAGTTATTTGAGATTAACTTTGTAGACCATGATGAACCATTTTATCAATTAGATAATAATCCAGTATACAAATTACGTTGCCGTATGTATGAGTATAGTTCAGAAATTCTTGATACTGGTATTACGAATATTGATGGAATTGAAACTTCACTATCAATTTCAAGCGCTGAATATCAATTTAGTCTTGAACAAGCAACTGATGCTTTGGATGGAAATTCATTAACAGTAGATACTCATTATTTCACAACTGATGTAACTAATGTTACAGTAGATACCACAACAATTAGCGCAGACCCAGCTTCATGGGGAGGTAGTATTATACTTGAAAATGCAGCTGATAGTGGTGAAACAGAATACTTAGTACAGGAAAGTTATATTATTGGAGATTTCGATACAGATAAGACTGCACAAAACGAATTGTTTGATGAATTAGATGATACAGTCTTAGACTTTTCTGAATCTAATCCATTTGGTGATCCTACATAATTAATAAGGATAATTTTTATGATAAATAGTTATAGGAGAATGTAGATGGCATATCAATCACTTGGAATAGGTGGCACAGCTAATGATGGTACTGGTGATACTTTACGAGCTGCTTCCGATAAAATTAATGATAACTTCTTAGAGATTTATACTCTAATCGGAGATGCATCATCTTTATCTACTGGCATTAGTGCAACCGCATCAGTGGTAACTTTAACTGCACCTTCCATTGCAACTAGTATTGCACCATCGGCCGCTGATGGAGCAACACTTGGTACGGCATCTTTAGAGTTCAGTGATCTTTATCTTGCTGATGGTGGTATAATCTATCTCGGTGATGACCAAGATATTAATATCACACATGTAGAAGACACAGGAATAACAACTAACGGAACATTTCAAGCAACTACAATAACTGCTACAACTGCTGTAGTACCTGATGCCTCAGATGGTGCTGCACTTGGTACTACTGCATTAGAATGGTCTGATTTGTATCTTGCTGATGGTGCTGTCATAGGATTTGGTGATGACCAAGAGGTAACATTAACTCATGTAGTAGATACAGGATTACTTCTATCCTCTACTGACCAACTACAATTCGGTGATAGTGGAACGTATATTCATCAATCAGCTGATGGTGTTTTAGATTTAGTATCTGATACAGAAATAGAACTTACTGCAACAACAATTGATGTAAACGGAAACTTAGATGTTTCTGGAACACTGACACAGACAGGTATTGCTACTTTTGCTGCTCGCCCTGTATTTAGTGCAAATGTCACAATTCAAAATGATGGACAAATTGGTTCTGCTGGTGATGCAGACGCAATTGCGATTTCTTCTGGTGGTGTTGTCACTATGACTCAGATACCAGTGTTCAGCGCTGGACTCAATGTATCTGGTGGTACAATTGCTGGTACATTATCTACTGCTGCACAAACAAACATTACTTCACTTGGTACATTATCAGCACTTACTGTTGATGACGTAGCTGTTAATGGTAAAGTTATTACTATGACAGGCGACACTAGTGATACCGTTGTATTTACAGCAGGCGCTGCTGGAACTCTTAGCATTGTTACAACTGATGCTGCTGGTGCTGCCGGTAATATTCAAATAACAGCAGATGGTACTGTAGACATTGATTCCGCTGGTGTATTAACTTTAGATTCTGGAGCAGCAATAAATATTGAACCAGCTGCTGGTTCAGCAATTCTATTAGACGGAACAATCAGCATAGACGCTGGAGTAGTTACTGGTGCAACAAGTATTACATCTACTGCATTTGTCGGTGATATAACTGGTGATGTTACTGGTACTGCTGATGCTGCTACTGCTGTTACAGTAGCAGATGAATCAAGTGACACTACTTGTTTCCCACTATTTGCTACAGCGGCAACAGGAGACTTACCA